GCCTTCTGGGCGTGAGCGCCGAAGGCGTTGTCCATGGCCTTCGAGAACATGTCGAAGCTGATCTCGCCGTTCGAGGCCATCTCTCGGACCTCTTGTTCGGTCTTCCCGAACTCCTTGGCGAGGGCCGCAGCGACGTTGAGTCCTCGAGTACCGAACTGGAGGAAGTCCTGCTGAGTCACCTTGCCGGTACCAGCGATTCCCTGGTACACGTAGGCGATGTCCTTGAAGCTGGCGCCGGTCATGCCGGCTGCGCCAGTGATGCCTCGCAGGGCGGCGGTCATGTCCTCACCGGCCTCGATGCCTGACGCAGTGAAGACCGCAGCCGTCTTGGCTGCTTCATCCAGACCGTAGGCCGTCCCCTTCACGGCGGCCAGTGTGCTCTCCATCACAGCGTCGACGTCGGCATCCAGGCCCTCGAGCTGGAACCGAGCCTGCTCGATGTTCATGGCTCGAGAGAAGCCGCCTTGGAAGACTGGGCCTGTGATAGCACTAGCGATCTGCTTGGCCCCGTTGGCGACCGTGCGAACGATCCCCTGGATGGCGGTGAACGCCACAGCCCCCATGGCCGAGAACTTGTTGTTGATCTGGTCGATCGCTGAGGCCATCCCCGTGAGGTTGACCTTGTTCGCCGCAGAGTTGATGTCAGCGAAGCCCTTGCCTGCGTTGCCGAAGCTCAGCTTGGCCTTGAGCTTGTCGAGAGCGGACATGGTGCTGGCCACGTTGCCCTGGAATCGCTTGTTGTTGAACTCGAGGGAGACGACCTTGTTCTCGACCGTTGCCATTACCGCATCACCTCCGTGAAGACTGTGTCGATGGCTTTCCGCATGACCGGCGAGATTGCCGGATTGATGTAATCGTAACCAGGTACCCAACCACCGGTTCCGGTGCCGTGACCGTACTGGATCATGATGGCGATGTTGAAACCCTTGTTGGTGTTTGTGTTGTACCAGGTGACGATGGCGCCCGAGCCAGACTTCTTCACGCTGTAAGCCCAGCTCAGAGCCGTGCGGCCGCTATCAATGGGGGTCGCCGAAGCCAGACTGTCGGCGCCAAGGCGCCCGATGTCATCCAGCCTGGCGAAGAACTCCCCACGTGACAACTTGGTCAACCATCGTTCGGTCTTGTCCCACGAGCCCGTGGTTCGAATACCAAAGCTCATGGTTCACCCCTATCAGACGAAGGCGCTACCGAGATCGGTGACGGCCAGGTAGGTGGGGGCCACCGAGTTCTTGATAACGACCGGAGCACCCGTCCGCTTCTGGAGACGAAGCGTCAGGGTCTTGGCGCCCCAGGTGTTCGACTTGATCATGAAGGAGCCAGCGATGCCGGATCGATGTGACTCCGTGTCGCCGGGCATGGAGACACGACGCACCAGCGTTGCGCCATCCATGAGATCCATGAGAATCATGTTGTCGATGGTGCTCAAGACACCGAACTCGATCTCGCAACCGAAGTCGAGCCGGTACGAGCGACCGGTGACGAACGTGTGCGAGAGGCTGATACCCAGCGTGGTGAAGTAGCTGTCGTCGCCGCCCGTGAACGAAGGGTCCGTGGCGTTGTACTGCTCCATCCGGACGAGCCCCTGGGGTAGGGCCGCAGCGAGCGTGTCGGCGTATGCCTTCGCTTCGTCGACACCGGCCTGGAGGCTTCCGTCACCACCGCTGAAGCCGCCAGAGGCAACATCACCAGCGGGACCTTGCGCACCGGTCAGGCCGGTCGCTCCACGGAAGTTGAACGGGCCGAACTCGTCACCGTTGAGGGCGGTCAGGTAGAGGTTGTCGCCGTCCTGGCGACCCGAGACGATGGACTTGCCTTCGATCTCGAGCATTCGTGTTGCAGTGAGACCCGTGACCTCGGCCATGGTGTCCTCCTTGGATCAGTAGTCGGGAAGCGTGTCGGTGATCCGGTAAGCCGTGTCCGACTGCCAGATCAAGGTTGCATTGCGGATCATGAAGTAGCCGAAGAACGGGTTGGGAACCTGTTCGCCTTCCACTTCCATCGTCTCGTCCTCGTTGACGAAGATGAGGTTGTCGTAGTCGGTGTCTGCCGTCCACGTTCCATCTCCGTTGTCGGTGATCTTGATCGTCGGGAGTTCACCCTGACAGATCGTGTCGCCGAGGTTGTACCAGACCTCTTGCCAGAGCTCGTAGTCCTCTTGTGTGAGCTCCCAGTCATCCCCCAGGATGAAGTCCCAGATCTCCCGACCGGGGCCCTTGACCTTGAGGGTGTTGGCACCCTTGAGGGTCCACTCCCCGCTTGGAGTCACGGTCAGATAGGTCCCGTCACGCCCCTCTGTGATCTTGAACTGACCGTCGGGGAGAAGCGTGATCTTGATGCGATACCAGTCATCGATGAATTGAACAAGGTCCGTCATCGATGGCAAATATGCGTCGGACTCGGGGGACCCGTAGAGGATGTTCTCGAGATCTTCCATCAACCAAGGGTCGACGACTCGAGAATCGAGGATGATCTCGGCTGTTGGTCTGGCATTTCGCACCGGCTCGGGGACAGATTCGACGTCCCATGAGAACTCCATCAGCTTCGGGCTCTTGTCGATGCTCTGGTAGACCCGATCTGCTGGAGTTGCGTAGAGGTTGAAGAGGATGTGGAGCTTGTAGCCCTGTTCCTCGCCCAACGCATCACCAACGGTCGACCTGTAGCTCAGACCAAAGAGACCTGGGGGCTGCTCCCCGATGGAGATCCCGCACTTCAGCTCAACCAGACCCTCCAGGGCTTCGAACTCCGGCGGGAAGGTGATCGCTGAGATCTCTCCTTCGAACTCCGTCTGCTGGACGTAGTTGTGGATCTTGGCCCCGTCGAAGTAGGTCTTGGTCGTTTCCCGGGTCTTCCCCTTCTTGACTTCAGTGAGGCCATTCCAGGGGACACCCTTCTGGACGCCGTTCTCGTCGGCGACGTACAGGACTCCATGGTCCACGCCGATCTCGTATCGGCGGTCTTCCAGTCGATCCCAAACGAGGCTTGGCATGGTTCTCCTTCCTAACCTGTAGTGCCGTACTTGGCTCTGCGTTCAGCGTTGAGGTCTCTGTTTCGCTGAGCGATCTCGTGGCTCGACATCCGTCGCTGCTTTCCGTTCTGCTTCGAGTTGCAGACACGGATGAGCGCCAGGAGGCGATTGAGATGCCAGTGTTGGGCCTCCCATGGAATCCTGAAGGCAACCATCCAGTAGTAGATGAGTTCCGCAGTGACCTGCTCACCTGAAACTCTGCGATTCGGTAGCTCTGCGAACTTGGTCGCAGACTGATCTGACTCGATGTAGGCGTTGATCTTCGGCATCACCCAAGCAGGGAGGCTCTTGATCTCAACTGCGGTCACACCAGGGGTCTGACACATCATGACGATGTAGTCATAAACCTCTTCGCCCGACATCTCTCGCTTTGAGAGGAATGGGCGCTCGTACTTCGACTCCCATTTTGACAGCGAGGCCAAAGAGTGCTCGAACTCCAAAGTCCGAAGGGTTTCCCCTTCGATGAACTGCTGAGTCTCCTGATCGAAGATCTCTTCGCTCTTGATTTCGATGACAAGCACTCTTTGGCCTCCTCTGCCTCAGTCGTCGGGGATCAGCCGGCGAAGACGTAGAACCAGTCGTCGTCGACACCGATGGTGAAGACGTAGCCCGACTCGGGACGAGCCACCACGAGGGTGTCCTCGGTGATGGTCAGGTCGCCGGCAGGCACCTCCACGTCGTTGACGTAGTACGCCACACCGGCCACCGTGGGGATGGTGATGGTGTCGACGTCGTCGAAGGTCGGCTCGGTCGGCGTCACGACCGTCACGCCGCTGCTGAACATGGTGATCACCGTGTCCGGGAGCGGGAGGACGGGGTCGACGCCGGTGTCGCCGTGGAGCATGAGCTCGAGGGCAGCCAGGGTGGTCGGGTCGACGTACCGGGAGTCGATCGTGACGATCGCCGTCGGCTTGTGGCCGGTGACGGGCTGGAGGTCGGTGGTCAACGACCAGCTGAAGTTGATGGGCTCCGGGGCGTCGTTGGTCGTCCCGTACGCCTTCTCCGAGGGAGACGCCTTGCACCCGTAGACCAGGTGGCGCTTGTAGGCGAAGTCGTCGCCCTCGAGGTCGTTGCCGACCTTGGTCCGGTACGACAGGCCGAAGGTCTTGCGGGGCTGCTGCCCCACCGCCACGCCCGGGGTGGGCACGGCGAGACCGTCGAACTGCTGGAACTCGTCCGGGTACGTGAACGCCTCGAGCGTGGCAGCGAAGTCCTCGGCCGAGAAGAGGTTCAGGTACTTGATGTTGTCGGCGTACTGAGCGTTCGGCTCGGCGCCGGACGGGGACTCCGTCACGTTGGTGAGGCCGTTCCAGGCCACACCGTTCACGTAGTTGCCGGCGGAATCCGGCAGGTAGAGGACACCCTGGTCGACACCGGTCTCGAAGAACCGCTCGCCAACCTTGTCCCACATGAGCTTCGTCATGGATCTTCCTTTCTAGAAGAACAGCTTGTAGACGTCGTGGTTGAGATTGTCAGCCTTGTACGTGCGTTGGAACTCGCAGAAGCGCAAGTCCGCCACCTGATCAGGGATGGTGCTGTCGGGGTCACGATCGATGACCGTCACCTGGTAAGCAACCATGTGTGCGTACGGCTTGTTGCCAGCGTGCGCCGTGAAGCGATCGTCTCGCTCATACACGATGCAGGGGTACTGCATCTTGATGTCCGGCGGCGGCTGGAAGTACACGTTGCTGACCATGGTCAGCAGCAGAGCTTGTAGCTCAAGGCGTGGGGCCATTGTACACACCCCCCAAGTCCAGGAGGAGACGGGGCCTCTGGACCGTAACTTTCGAAACGATCCAGAGATTCCCCATCCACCTCACGTACTTGATGTCGAGGAAGTGTTCGATGGCGTAGCTGTCAGCGACGATGCTGATCGAGTTCCCTACCGTGATGCCATCGTGCACACCCTCGCCGGCTTGCAGCGAGCGAGTGTTCTTGACGACGTCACCACGATAGGGCTTCTCGATGATGGCATCTTCCCACACCCCGGAGCTTGGTGGGTGTTCGACCGCTTGGCCGAAACCCACATCCCCGTGGAAGCGAGCCATCTCTCCTCCTCAAGATCAGTCGGCCGTGAAGGTCCACTGATCGGTCTGGTTCTCCTCGAAGAAGTACCCGCTGTCGGCGTTGGCGAAGATGGTCTCGCTCTCGCCGCTGGCCACCGTGTAGGGCGAGCCGGCAGCGTTGACGACCTCGTCGGCCGAGTTGGTGTACACCACACCGGTGGTGTTGACGATGGTGAGCTCGCCCGTCTCCGGATCGAAGGTCGGAGCGGTGGGCTTCACCAGCTCCAGACCGGTCTCGACGGCCTCGAACACGATCGCAGCCTTGATCTTGGCCAGCGCTCCGCAGAGGCGGGTCTCGATCAGGTACTTCTGCTGGTTGTAGTCGATGTCGAAGTCGTCGTACATCGTGACCTGGCCGCCCTTGACGGCACCCAGCACGTAGTCGACGGGGTTGAACATCACGCCGATGATCTCGGGGGTGTCCTCGAGGACCTCCACCGGGATGATGGCGTTGACCCGCAGCTCGGCGGCGAGCTCGCCGAGGTTCTTGTACATCGGGCGGTTGAGACCGTCCCGCAGCACCATGGCCTGGGCGATCCACAGCTCGGTGGTGTAGAAGTTCGGGTTGCCGGTGCCCCGGTAGAACCGACGGTTCCGGTGGGCGGCGTCCACGAACTCGGTGAACGACGAGTTGGCGTCGTTCATCTGCACCTTGACGGTGGTCGTGTACAGGTCGGCGTCACCGACGACCGGGCGGATGTTGACGGTCTTGATCTTGTCCTTGTCGTCCACGGCACGGCCGTCGCCCACGAGGATCGCACGGGCGATCTCCTCGTCGAGCATCATCCGCATCTCCTGACGCATCCACGCCACCACGTCGAAGTCGGTGATGTCGATGATGTCGTCACGGTCGAGCTTCTGCTTCTTGTAGATCGTGGCCGGGGTGGTGGTCCGGTCCTGGATCTCGAAGAACTCGTCCTTCTTCAGCTCGCCCTTGATGTAGCCCTTGGCTCGGGCCTGCTCGTAGGTGATGTCGGCCGACCGGGTCTTGATGCGCCCGAACGGGGTCTTGGTGCACGCCGTCAGGAGGCCCTGCACCCAGCCCGTGTCACGCTTGACCCACTCCGGGACGCCGCCGTCGAGGGCCTTGGCGTCCGGGAAGAGCAGCTCGATGTTGTCGATGCCGTGCTCGAGGGCGTAGCCCTGGAGCGCATCGGAGAGGAGGCCACCCTTCTGGGCGTGCTCCAGGATCTTCTTGGTGTCCTCCGGCGACGGGACCTGGCGCATGGAGGCCGAGCCCTGGTCGGTGCGGTCGAACACGTTGCGGGTCTCGTCACCCATGGTCTTGTCACCCTTCTCCCCGCTGTGTGCGAGGCTGTCTTGCTGAACGGAGTCGTTGTTGGAATCGTCCTGGTTGTCGCCGGCCTCGCCGTCGCCCGAATCGTTGCCCCCCTCGTCGGAGGAATTCGCCGTGGCCAGAGCCTCACCCACCAGGTGGGCGACTGCGGCCTGCTGGACCACGTCCATGGAATCGAGGATCTCCTCGAGCGTACGACCATCTTCGGTGATGATCTCCTCGAGGGTCTTGTCGCCCTCGTCGTCACCCTCGTCGGTCTCGGTGGAGTCCTCCGTCTGGGTCTCCTCGTCCACGTCCGTGGCGTGGGAGAGCGTCAGCTCGGTCTCGTCACCGGGCTTGATGATCGCCTCGTCCTCGAGCTCGAAGGTGCTGTCGTCGTCGTGACGAAGCACCACGTGCTCGATGACGGCGCCGGGGTTGGCGCCTCCGAGGACCAGGGACACCTCACGAACCTGCCCATGAAGCACCATGCTGCCGTGCTTCTTCAGGTTGTTCGCCCAGATCGAGAGCTGGTTGATGTCGCTGTGCTCCAGGAGCTCCCGAGCGTGCTCCGCCTTGGGCGTGCCGTTGAGGAACCCATGGGCGTAGAGGCCACCATCACGGGCCTCCAGCTTCACGTGCCCCAGGACGTTCTCGGGATCGTTGTGGTTGTGCTGCCACACGAGCGGGACCTGGTGGCCATCCTGCTCGTCGAACGCACCATGTCGGATGGTGTGCCCGTCGGAGCACTTCAGATCAGGCTTCGTCGCCCAACCGTGGAAGTCCGCTTCCATTTTGACCTTCCTTTCCAGAAGTCGGTTCTGCTGGTTCTGCTGGCTGCGGCATGTTGCTGTTCTGCAACTTGTCCGCCTTGGGGTCTGGGGATGGAGGAATCCCGATGAACGCTCTGAGCTCGTTGGAGCTCAGGATCTCGTTCCGAGTGAACTTGTCGGCGATCTC